GTAAGATTCGCGTTCGTAGTAACAGTATCCGCGTTACCAGTTAACGCACCAACGAACCCACCCGTAGCAGTAACAGCACCAGCGAACGTAGGGGCGGTAGCGGAGAGCTTGCGGGTTCCGTTAGCTAGCCCATCAATGGCGAGATATTCCCCAGATGCCGTTGACGACGCTGTGGTCGTGATGTCTTTGATTCTAAGGTTTGCCATGTTGTTTTACCGTTAAGATGCTGCGATTAAAAAGTCCCCTGAGCTGCTAATAAAAGAATTACCTAGGTCATCCACAAAAAACCCTTCGATAACCACCGTCCCCGTATGATCAGGCTGGGACATGATAACGTCCGAGTAAAACTCTCTATCTGAAAACGCGGGTCTAAAGCTTTGCCTTACGACATCCGAGGGAACCATCAAGACTGACTCGAACATCTTAGCCATTACCGGAAGTTAAGTTCTTGGATTTCAAGGATAACGTCAGTCGCGTCATCACGGATGCCCTTAGCAGCAGCAGCCATAGAGTGCGTCAAATAAGCAGTGGAACCGTTAAGGTAAACAAATCCCTTGATGCTCGTTGGATCTGATCCGTCGAACGTAACCCGGCAGTTAGCATCCGTGAACTGTAACAGAACGTGCGTGGTGTCTGCCAGTAACGTGTGGTCGATTAAGGAAACGGCTGAAGCCCCTACGGTTCTTTGCGTATGAGAAGCTCCGTCTTGAGGAATAGCTTGTGAGGGAGTATTAACGATGCGAGAGTTAGCCATTTGAGTTATCGGTTAGATCGGGAGACGTAAGTTGAGATTCTGCGGAACAAAGCGTTGTTGTTACGCTGATGTTGAGCTTTCTCTAATTCTAGCATTAAGAATTGTTGAGCAACTTGTTCTTCTATCCCTCCCTTATCGTTCTGCCCGTCCATTTTTAGGAAGTCAGCGTAAGCTGAGTGCGCCGCGTAATAAAAGAACTCAAGGGGGATGCTCGTCGAAGCGGTCGTATACGGCCCGTCCCAAGCCTTCGTAAAGCCAACCCAGAACCCTTTGAGTGCCCTGTTGTTACCGATAACGTGCGCCCCATCCGAACTAACGTAGAACTCGTATTCAATCGCTGAGTTCAAGTCCAATGGATCATTCCCCCATATACGGCTATAACTGTCAATATCCGGGATAGTGTCCGCTATGGCAGTCCCTGAACCCGTGTAAGTTTCAGAAGCCGTGTTAGTTGTTACTAAGTCGTAAGTGAACGTATCGTCCGTAACCGTAGTCTTGTCAACTTCGGTAACTTGATATGATCCATTAGGACTCACGGTTCCGCTCAAACCTGCCACGGTTACATACATTCCCGCCACGAAGTCCACGGCAGCAGAAGCCACCACGGTAACGGTTGATCCATTGCGGGTTGCAGTCGTAATGTTCGCGCTTATACCCGTAAAGCTCTCGGCGATAATGTTGTTACTTGCTGGCCGCGCTTGAGCACCCACAATGTATCGGCTCCACATCGGGGAGGTCCGGTAAGCTTGATAAAGCCTACGATTTGCAAAAGCAAGGATGTTCGTTTGCTCTGACGTAGTAAAGTCACTAACCCCGGCAAGCGCGGAGATTAATGCGTAAAGGTCCGTGTAAGTCTTAACTGCCATATTTATATCTTGTTAGGTGAAAGATGAGGAAACCGTTTTTGGAAGTCCTTGAGGAATTCCTTAGAGTGGATCTCAGCGTGCCCGTATTTGTCCTTCAAGCGGTAGAACTCCCAATCAGGGAAGCTGGCAACATGCCGACCTAGTCCGGCGATTTCCTTCATCCCTCGACTTTGCTTAGCTTCCTCAGCAGCCTGAAGCTCGCGCCGATTTTCCCATTGCTTTTTTAGCTCAAGTCCTTGGGTTAATTCTCGCATCAAGGCTTTGTTGACTTCTCCGTCGCTGTATTTTGGGAATGACGTAATAAAATTCATGCTTATTTCTAAAAATAATAAAGGGGCGCAGCTTAAAGCCACACCCCCATATTAGCAAGGATTTTCCGTGCGGGACTGCTAGTTACTTAGTGAACTGGGCGAGATTCCACATACGGATACCGATAGTCCATTTACCAGCGGTCAACGACGCGACAGCCGCATCAGTCAATTTCAGGTAAATAGGCGTAGCAGAAGAAACGGCCTTGACGGGCAACGCCCCACCCAAGAAGGTGGTCGTGGCCGCACCTTTAACCATGGCATCGCCCGTATTGAATACGGGAAGATTCGTGGTAAGGCCATCAGCATCAAGGTTATCAATGAACTCATCAGGGTCAGCACTAGTCGTTCCGATGTCGAATACGACAGAAGTAGAACCAGCAGCGGCGATGGATTTATTAACGGCTACGAGGTCAACTGCACCACCAGCAGGAATCGTGGCAAGCGTAATGCTTCCCCCATTTCCAGCGGCGATCAAGTCAATATAATCAACCTGCACGACGTGCGTGAAAGTTGACGCGGTTTCATTTACGGTAAGTTTAGGCATGATGGATTATCTCCGTTAAGGGTTAGCTGATGGCGGTGATTTTACCGAACGCGCCGGGATGTTTGACACAAACCGTGCCAGTGAAATCCACATAACCACGCTCGCCACCGCCAAGATTTGGCAGACGGCTAGAACCCAGAGTAATCAACTCGGCAACACTGAGGAAATCAGGATTGATAAGGTAACCAGTGTCTTTGTTCGTCGTATCAGGAGCGCAATCAGGGTTCATGTTAACGATGGACACCTGACCGTGGTCAGACGAATACATGTCAACAGCGAGCTTGATTTCGCCCGAACCACCGGGATAACTAACTTGACGCACGCTGTAATCGCCAGAAGCTGAAGTGCGAGCAAAGTCACTGATGATGCGGCGAAGAGCCGTGTCAGCAACCAACGTAAGGCTGTTAGTCGTTCCCGATACCCGATAAATCGAGGTAATCAGGTTATTGAAAACAGTTTCCGTAAGTGCGCCAGTGGCGTGAATCGAAGCGGCAGGAGTCCGATAATCCGAAGGAACATCAGAAGGACCGCCAGAATCAATCCAGTCACCCAATCCACGCATACCGTAAGACGTGCCAGCACCATTCTCAACAGAACGGTCATTAGTCGAACAAAGAGTAGCTTCGATGTCGCGTTTAATTTCGCGGACAGCTTTGCTCTCGGCTTGTGCAACCTTGGCTGGGCCAACGGAATCCACGGCGTTCTGAAGATCAGAAACCATGTAATCACGACGGAATTTCTGGACGTAATTACCTAACCGAGCGCGGTTAGAAAACTTGTCCGTAAAGGAGGTAACATCAGCACCTTCAGCAACGCCAGTCGTAACTGGGGCAGAAAGGCTGTCAACGGTCCACTCGACAAATGTCGCGGTGGCTTTCGACTTAGAAGCCGAAGAAAGGACGGGCGTTTCTTGCGGGGCAAGAATCGTCAATACGTCCAGAAGGTCTTCACGGTTAGAAACCGCTGAACCATTATTAGTAGTGTCGTAAGTGTTTGAAAAGGCCATAAGGCAGGATTAGATAGATTTACGTTTAGAGAGTTGTTCAGTACGGAGAGCAACAAAGTCCTTAGCGTCGCCTGTAGTCTTGAATCGGTTTTGGATGTCCTTGATAACCTTAGTCGTTTTGGACTCAGGCCTTTCACTTCCTGCGGAAGACGAACCGGGATTATACGGAGGGTCTGCGCTTAAACTTGGTTTAGAATCAATCCTGATTTCCTTGCGCCCATAAATGGAGTTAGCGGCGTGTGCCACCATGTATTCCATATACGGTTCAAGCTCTGGAACGGCTTCTACGGCTTGCCTAAGCACCGGGGACTCACGGAGAGCCTCGTATTGCTTACGCACATCGTTATCTTCCCCATCAAGCCATAATAGCTCTTTGTGGGCCGCCGCTGTCATTTGCCCCTTGAGCGCATTACGCTGCTCTTTAGCACGAAGAAATGCTAGTTGAGCTGGAAGGTGTTCCTTGCGAGCCTTTTGTGCATCGCGGAAAACCTTTCGGACTTGCGCTTTTGAAACATCATTACCATCAACCACCGCCACTGAATCATCAGCAGCCATATGGTCGTTATTCCAGAGAACATCCTCAGCCCACTCAATCGCCTCGTCTAACTCTCGGGCTTTCGCCTGAAGGTCAGGAAGGGTCTTTATATTAGCATACGGATTAATCTCTGTTTTTTTAGTAATAAGCGGGTCAATCTTTGGCTGCTGGACTTCATTAAGTTTAGCCTCAAGGACCGCAAGCCGTTCTTCTGCTTGTTTTCGTTTAGCTGTAAGCTCACCGAATCTAGCAACCGCACGACTACCTAATTTGTCAGCCAGTTCACGGAGTTCCGCTTCTGACATTGTTCCTAAATCAATTTCTTTGGAATGAACATCTTGGACTTCCTCGGCTTTTGGTTCCTCTAGCTCCTCGGGTTCCTTGCTTTCCGTTTCTCGATGGGGTTCCTTTGGCTCTAGGGAGTCCTTTAGCTCCGGTTTCTCGGGCGTGGCGTCAGGTTTTTGGGCCTTCATCCTTGCCGCTACACGTTGAGAGGCGAACATCTCAGCCGTGATATTAGACTTTACCGCTGGAACTTTATCCACGTCAGCGTTCGTGGTAGTGACTTCGTTAATCATTTTGAATCCGCTCTCTTTGCGCCTGAGCGACTGCTTAATGTCATACTAACAAGGGTTTTTGGTGCTTGACAAAAACTAGGAGATTATTAACTTATGCCTATGAATAGTAAGCCTCGTCCACCCACACAGTTTGACTGGGTAGCCCCAGAACATTTTCGTGACGCTCAGAGTATGACTCGGAATCGAGCGGGTGAGTTAATCATTAAGCTTAACCCTATCTTTGAATACAGCCGTAAAAACCCACCCGAGTTCCTTGCGGGAGCTATCAGGAAGATGAGGAAACAAAACGCTTAACTAATTAACTAATTAACTAATTAACTAATTAACTAATTAACTAATGAACAAATACCGGATTTACTGGAGGGAATGGATACGATCAGGCTCGGAACGCTTCCAAGGGCACGAGGTCTTGTGCTCAGGAGAAACCATTGTGTTAGATGAAAACGAGGATGCTGTTAAATTCCGTATGAGCCGGATATTCAAGAGAATGGAAATTATTTCCGTAACAAAGGATTAATTGCTTGACAGAAATGCTATCCCCCCCTCAGACTCCCCCTTTCTTTAAGGGGTTCTTTTATTTTTCGCTACTTCATACCTCTTTTAACTTCCTTAACTTCCTTAACTTCTTTTAATTACATGGACATTACCAAATCAATTACATCTCTTAGTAACTACCAAGAATTCTCTGAGTTCATTCACCAGATTTATTTCCTCCGCGAGGAAGCAATCTCTAGCTTATTTCAAGCTAAGGTAGATGACGTAATGCAGATTAGCGGTCAAATCCTAGCTTATGACCAAATTCTTAAAATGGTGAACTCTGAAGTGTTATTCGCTCGGCACCAGTAAGGATTTAATAACCTTGCATCCCCTGAGTCTGGACTTGACCTACGCTCGCGGGAGCCGTCCCTGTCTTACCGATCTCAGCGTTCTGGGCTTGCTGCATCATGAACTGGTATTGGCCAGCGTATTTCTCCAAGCGTCCCTTGAATGCTTCGTCCCCTTGGAACCTTTGGGCAATATCGGGCTGTTGAGCGTATTGCTGAATGACCTGCATTGCAATCTGTGCCCCGTTAGCTCGTGCAGGCACCTCAATGCCAGCAAAGATTTTCGTAAGATCGTCAGTAACAAGCTTAACCACTTGCTGCGAGCCTTGCTCTTTAGGTTGAAGGATAGCATCAGCGGCGATAGGATCAATTGCATTAGCTGCTAGGTCAATAAAAGCATCCATGTCAATCCGACCATTTTTGTCAATCTGGGAAAGACTTAGCATTGCTTGTAGCTTTTGCTCAACGGTCTCGGGATCGTTATTCAAGATGTCGTAACCAAGCATGATGTCGAAGTTCTCATCAGGATCGCCTTTGCTGAACTTCTGTGGGTCCGGCGTTCCCGTAACGCGGAACCAAGTCTCGTCAGGGCCGAATCGCTGGAAGTTCTTAAAGCACATCTTGATAACGCTTTGAACGTGAAAAAGGAACTTTTCGACAAAGTAACGACGGATGTCCGTAGAATCCGCTCTGTTAGAATCAAGTCCAACTAATCCGTCAGCCACCTTGAGCATGGTTTGTTCCATCTCCATTGATCCGGGGTTGTATTGAGGCTGTGGACCGAACATGAATTCCCCTTGACGGCGATAAGGGATAAAGCCGCCCGGACGCCAATCCGAAGGAGCATTCCCCACGGGGTGCATAATTGGTGGCAGCGTGGCCATTGAGTTCCTGTCTATGCGAGAATCGCGCTCAATCTTTGTTTGCCATTGGCTACCACGAAGGAGTTCTGGAAATGCTTGGGTATCGTAAAGACGCTTCGAGTCCTCGAATAGCTTAGTCACAATAACGGGGTAATCCTCGTATCCGTTAAGGAGTTCAAACTTAGCATACTGAGGGGAGTCCTTGATCTTCGTCGAAAGTTCGCGGTGGAATACCGTGCAGTAAATGCCTTGAGAACCATCTTCGTAATCAACAAGTCTTTGATAGCCGTAAATAACCTCAATCAAATCCTCCGCTGAATACGACGAATCCGTAAGATTAATCGAGCGGCGACCTTGATTTTGCTCCTCAATGGTCAAAATGTTTACACCTTTGTAATGCTCGATAACGTAATCCACCCAATCTTGGTCCCATCCTTCGGTTGCAACTTTGTTAAGTAATTCTTGAGGAGTGTAATACGTCCTCCAGAAACAATAAGGAGCACGCTGTGGATCCGTAACATAAGCCGGAAAGAAAAAGTCCCCGTCAGGCGTCAGCGTTTGAACCATAGGCCGATTGACTTGATTACGCTTAACGCTAATGATTGCTACACCCGTTTTTCTGAGGTCATTAAGTGCCTTCTTAGCCTTTTTGTTACTCGTGGCTGGGTATGCTTGCTGTAATTGCTGCGTAAGCATCTCGTCAGCAGAACCATCAAGGACACCTTGCGCTAGTTCTGGGCTTGCTTGGGCGATTTGCTCTAAGCTAATCTTTTGCTCATAAGTATTGCTTTGCTTATCCCAACCGCAGTAAGTAATTGCTAGTCCGCGCTCTAAGAGATAATTAGCGGAAAGCTCCATCTCTTTCTTAAAGCGAGGAATATAAGAACTCAGCATCCATTTCAGGAAAGAGCTAACAACCCTAGCCCGACTAACATCGTTCACCTCGACTGGGTAAGCTCGGATATTAGCCCGATTCATAGCCCCGACAAATAACGCCACGTAAGAGTTAATGCGCTCGTCAATTACATGAGCCTCCATATCGGAAGAACCTTCCCAAGGGAACGGATCAGCCCCGTGCTTTCTCATGTCCCGAGTCTTACCCGGCCAGTAGTTCCGGCGGTCGTCGTAATTCTGACGACATTGATCCAGATAGCCTTGAAGCTCATTCAAGGTCGTGTCGTAAGCCTTTTTCAACAAAAGGACATTCGGCTCTTTGAGTTTATATGTTAAAGCTTCGTGCTCTTCGAGAGATTCGTTATCCATGTCAGTGTTAGGCTTTCAGTTTTCGGGAAATAGATTCAATCATAACGTAAGAAAAGCCTTTGTTAAGACCTATCTTATCAGCAAGTAACGCAGGGGGTATTGGATCAGGGTCAGCCATACATATCTTTTTGAGGATTTCAAATCCAAGTAACCGATCCATTTGCTCATCTTTCCAAGCAGGGTCAGAGGTAACGTCCAGTAAGCGAGGCATATCGGTAAGTTGTTCCTTTGGCATCCGTAATCGCATGAATTGGTATCTTCTTACCTATTAGCTTACCATGAAGACGGCGAGGAACCACAATGGGCCACTTCCCCTCTAAGCCTTCAATTTTGGCAAAAAGCCAGTTCGGATTAGGTGCCCCGTGGATAACCATTCCGATTAAGTTAATCGGGACAACCGAAGGAACCTCTACGGCTAGTGTGAATTTAGCCGCCGCTTCCTCCGTCAGCCATGTGTTCTTTCCTTTCCCAGAGCAATCCCCAGAGTCAATCTTTAGGGTCTTGATTTCGTCCGCCTCGGCGTAAGTAATCCCGAGTTTCTTAGCTAGGTTTGTTAGTTTAACTTTCATTATTTTGTGAGCCGATTAGATGGCCTTATCGGCTCAGTATCCGCCGCGTTTGTTAGATTTTGCCTTCATGGCCTGTTCATCTATGTAATTAATCCCAGCAATTGCCGCATACCGAATTACGTCAATTGGGTCTTTCCATGCTTCATCAGGCCCACCCTCTGCCGTGTATTCTTGTAAAGCATGAATAATGTTCTCACAGCGGTCCGAGATGTAAAAATGCGGACGATTAAGGGAATCAATTGGCTTTTTCTTGCTATACGCCATCTTGGTCTGGAGGGCTTGCAACCCATCGTCGATGTCTAGCCCCGGCGCAGGGATAAAGATTAATCCGTTATCCGCAAGGTCTTCGATAATAGAACTAGCCCCATCCCCTTTAGAATACCTCGCGGACCCTAACCTCGGGTCAATTAAACGCTCCAGTATCTCTTCTTGGTCCTCAGACCTTTCAATAAGGTCAATGTAATCCTTAACGCCGTAACCTAGCCCCTTAGATCCTTCTCCACCAATAATCTTCCCCCCGTGCCATTTAGCCCATTGGCCTACGTTTATATCCGGCCACTCCCTGTAAACATAATAAGTCTCCGTGGCGTCCACGGCAATCCAGCACATGAACCAGTTCTTCCTCCCAGCAGGGTCAAGCACCATATACCTCGTAACTCCTTTCCTTGGAATCATCTCGTGCTTTATGACGTTAACCTCTGGTGAGAAATTAGGAAACTTGCTCCCACTCATGCTAGTGGGCACGCCATACAAAGCCGTAATGGTGTAATCATCGTCCTCTTTTGCAACGCATTGCTCCAAGAGGGATCCATACCCTGACCACGGATTGTCCTTACTGTGAAAGTAAACAATCCCCGTGTTCATCTTGGCGTTCTCTTGGTAATACGGAACAGTCCTTGGCTTACTTAGCCCCTCGGATACGGATCGTGTCTCAATCGTCTTAGCCGTATCTCGGTAATTCTTAACCGTCTCCGTCTCCCCGTCCTTCGGGGTAAAGCTGATAATGAGCTTTGCGTTATGCGTGGCTAACCGGAGATACAAACGGTCAATTAAGTCCATGCCCATCAAATACTCGTCCAGCCATGCGCCCATGTTATCCGTTGTCGGCTCTGGACTGCCTAGCTCCATACCCTCAAGAATCGTATCATCTTGAATCCATTGAGTATAGAACTTGAAAATAATCATGCTCCCGTTCGGGAAGACTAACTTGTTATCCGTGAACCCGTTCTTGAAACTGTAATTGATGTTCTCAATTTTTGTCAGCATCCGGCTCTTGAATTCTAACGGAAGTGCATTATACACAGCACTTTGCTGAACAACTACGCTGATTTCCTTGTTCTGGCTGAAACAATAAATCAAGGACTTCGGGTTCTTGATCGCCGCCTCCACGACTTTCTTAGCAGCGAACGCCGTCTTCCCGGAACGGTTCGCCCCAAAAAGCAACGCCGTCCTGAACATCCGTAACGCTTTATTAGCGTATTCCCAATGAGGAAGGCTAAAGCCATACCGATACGGGTCTTTCAAGGAGTTCTCAATTGCCTCATGGTAAGCCTCCCATAGCTCAAGAACCCTCTCGGGCTCCATCTTGGCTAACTCGCTAGGAGTCGGAGGTTTAAGGACTGGATGTGGTCGCCAATTCATAAAATTCTTGCAGGGAAAAGAGGGCAGTATTTCCGGCAATTCATAAATAACTCTCCCTTTCAGTCGTTAACTCTTCCTCTTGGTGCTCACTAGAAGTTAAATCACTCCAAACAACAACGTAACCCATTGTCGAGAAACCTTTAATATGGTAAACCACCATCCCTTTCATCTCCCCAATCTTGTGATAAACAACGGACCCAAGCTTGAACTTAAACA